TTCTTTCACGCGTGATAGGAGACAGTTGTAACCTGTACTTAGCGTCCTTTGTCACTGTTAACCCGTTGTTGGTGACAAGCCGGGGTCCACTACATTGCTGCTAGATTCGTAGTTGGACATTGTTTGATAGGCCCAGCAATAGGCCAAAAGGGATTTGTAGCTCCCTGGTTTTCATTGTAATGCTCCTTTACATACTAATCTTTGTGATTCCATTTTGAGATCAATCTCGAGATCTTCTCGTAGTCGTCTTCTTTGAAATCATCACAATCAGTAGTTTCTGGTGCATACATGTCTGCCATTAAACTTACTAAATCCACATCCTCAGCAATCTGTGCAATATAAAAATCGCCGTATGTTCCTGAGGTCGGGAGAGTGGCAGCTGAGAATACTACTTTAGCATTCGCTGCACTGACCCTTACAACACCTGCAATCATGTACTGAGCAGTCGAGCCATTACTTCTCGGTATGGCCAGACCATCGTTTTCCCACACAGACAAATCTGCTGCGTTGGTCCACGCTCTGGTTAAAGTGCATGATGCGGTTGTACCCCCCTTCCAATAACCCACATATAGGAATGTACCTGTGGTGACGTAAGAGGGGAGAGTGAGTGTGTCATAACCACCACTGGTAGCTGACACGGTCAGAGCCATATTACCATCGTTAGAAATGATAATTGGTCCGAGGATGTCAGTATTGTCCTGGGCGGTGATACGTTGATGGGCCCACAATGGAGTACCATAACCACCTGGTTGATAGATAGGTTTATATAACTCCACTTCATAGGTTATCCACAATTCTCCTATGGTGGCTGCAGCCTGCATACCCTGTGTAGCAATGCTAAATTCACCTAAGTCATAAAACCGAATATCAGCGCCTGAAGGTACTGATCCGTTTCTGACATACTGTAACTCTAACGGTTTTTCTGGTGGATTGCATTCTATAGGGTGTAACATCGACTCACTTGGTCTACAAGAGGTGGAATACTCGTAGTTATCCATTTCTTGTTTCGAAGTGAAAAGCGGTCGCAAGGGGTTGTACTGTGTACCCATGATTACGGTACCCAAAGCAGTATTGGTTGAGTTCAAGGCGGTCGCTGAGGTTGATTTAAATTCAAATAATAGACCGTGCACTTTGAACTCTTCAAAATGCTGTGCTAGAGCGGATAACCACGGGAATGTAACATCCATTCCCGGATTTATGGGGTACGAGGTGAGGGAAAAGCTAGTCGACCCCGTAATATCACCCAAAAACTCTCTATGAGACACAATAACAGCTCGTTTGTTACTACGAAACTGTGGTGGCATGTTCCCAGTGATAAGTGAATTCTCGTCCACGCTATAATCACCGGTACCAATAACTCTAGACATATAAGCCCCTGCCTTACGGCCGAGTTTGGCTCCAGCATCTGCGAAGCCAACTTGATTGCCCAGAAACCTACCTCCCATCGATCCTACACCTTGAAGACCTTGCTTTATACCTGCTTTAATCAGTGATCTGATATCAGTTTTGGTATTAGCCTGATTCTTAGAGCCCTTAGACCTCTTTTTCTTCTTCTTACCTTTGTTGCACGGAACAGCATTAGCTGCCAATGCATACATATTGTATAAAGAATGGGCTCCTACTCCAAGTGGTAGGTATAGTGCAGAAAGTGTGGTGAATAGCGGATGAAGATATTTATGGCTTTTCGTGCCTGCAATTTCATCTTCCTCTGCTCCGTACCTGTAAGCTGTGGTCCACGCATCGAGTATATCCTCTGAGTTTTTTAACTTGAGTATTTCCTCACGCCATGGGCCATAGAATATATCATCCATCACTGACTGATCAAACTGTGCGTCTAGGTTTAGATCTCCACATTCTTTCTCAATGTCTACTTCTAGTCCCTGGACGAACAACTGATCATTTAAAACATATGGACAATCAGCTATATTCAAATTCTCTTCGATATAGAGTTCCAATTCAACTATAACGTCAATTGGTATATCATAAGTTCTTGAAAATTGTGCATAAGTGTCCTTATCAGGAGCTAGAACTATACCGCCTTGGAACCGATGGGGATTTGCATCCCTGTTGTCCACGCGGGCCTTAATTCCTGCTTCTTCTGAAGTTTTACAAATTGTTCTTAAAATTGAACCAATAATTGGTATATGTCCTGCTGTGCATAATAATCCACGACAGGTTCCGTATAAAAGTGGTTTAAACAATTTGAAATGATGTTTGTGGTGGTTTACCCCTAGTTTCATTAAAGTACGAAACGGGAGATTACCCCACCTAAATCCTCCTGCAACTTTATATGCTCTTCCAGAACAAAATGTGAGTTCATCGACAGTATCTCTCTGTACAATGACACATTTCATTCCTAAAGTCTCATATTTCTTAGCCACAAGCTCAGCATCTATAGGTGTGTCTAAACCAACAACATTGTCATCTCCTAGGACCATCATTTGCATGTCACCCATGTCCTTAACCCCGTACACATACATAGTAACTAGTATGTTGATAATGGAGTTTAACAAAGATGTCCACAAATCGCCTGATCTTATCGAGTGACTCATAGTCACTTTCAAATCTCTGGACTTAGTGTGTCCTTTTATAACTGTTATATGGTTCAGTAATTCACCAATGTCTTGCATACCCACAACTTTAGTCTCGAAAAAATATTTTCCCACTAAAAGCATAGTTTCAGACACACTGCCATCCCATGATGACACGTCGCTTTCAACAACATATGCTTTATTTTCAAAGAATGATGCCATATACTCTCCAACTTCATCTGGTGTAGTCGAAGACGTATAAAACACGTTACTGTTGAAACCAAACCTCTGTTTGAATGCCTTGCCTAGCAAGTAGAACTCGTAACTGTATTTAGCAATCACTGGTTCTGGTGCACTCCATATCATTCTTGGTTTGATATCTTCAGATGTCTTTCCGACATACGCCTCGTTCTTTATGAACAACTCGTAGTCGAAATCTTTCTCTTCGTGTGGGGCGTCAATGAACGTTTCCAATCGTTGACTTTTCTTCTGTCCATATTTGGAATGTAGGAAATCAATTCTGTCTTGATCTTGTGGATCAATCTGGAAGATGTCCCACTTATCGATGACTTTGATTGCAAACTTATAAAAGTCATTCTGCACGGTCAAGTCACCTCCATCTGATGAACACATCCTCATTGCCAAAGCAGCAAGCATGTTTTGAGATGTTTGTTGGGGGTATGCAATTGGTCCTGGTATGGTAGTGCCAAAGAAATCAACACTATTAGGTGATATGTCTTCATTTAACGTTTCATCGAAACGTTTACTTACTTTCGCATCTTTGCACTTGAATTTAGGAATATTGACCATGTTCACCTGTGAACGTTTTAACGTTAATAGTGAACACGGTACAATCCCATAATTTAATGCCTTTGTGTGTAAATACATATCTTTTAATATTAAGTGTTTAGTTCTTTTAGCACTGTCATACAGTACCTTGGAAGTTAACGCAGCCAATGAGACTAGCGAAGCCACTAAAAATGGTTTTGCTCTTCCCATCCCGGATGGCACTTTCCTAGCAGCATATGCTAGACCAAAGGCCGCAGCTGCTTTAAACGCCATCCTCGCTCCTACTCTTAGAGTAGAGAACATCCACATCGAAGTGTAGCTGTCCCCCGAATTCGCACATCTTTGTCTGATGCCGATTTCCGCCCTGCTAAGCCAAAGTGCCTCGTCTTTCAACGTACGCTGCAACACTACTTTTTCAAACTCCGTACTCTGGATAAGATCTGTTAGGACCTTGTCCAATTCTGGGAATCGTCTGTAATGTGCTTGATACACTTTCTTAGCCTGACTTCTAATTTGGGAGTGGCTGAGTTGCTTTCTATAGTCAACTTTGTCTAATACGGACAAAACAGATCGCCAAGCTCGCTCTCTGACAGTCGTGTACTTTGCAGTCTCCTGCAAATCAAAATTTTCGGTGCTCCCTACTGCCTTCTTTGTATAGAGGATGACCTCACAGTCACTTGCTTCCAAGACCGTGGCCTTGGCATCAAATGCCGGATACTCTCCTGCTATATAGCAGTGTTTATTTGCACCAATATCGAAAAATCCACGAATGGTGAGAAGAAGTTGGTTGTTATTCCATCGTTCTGATACAATTGTGTAATGCTTGTGTTGATCTCCGTCAGTAACTGCATTCATATTCACACATATGTATTCTGGTTCTGGAACCACTTCCTTTTCTTCTTCAATTTGCGCCAAGGCATCCTGTATGCCTAGGTGTCTTTCTGACTCGTCCGAGAGTGCTATGTTAATCAAGGTTTGTTCAGCATTACGCCGATTGCCTTTATATACGCACTTCCTTTTAGCTCTCCTGGACTTCTCTTGTCGTCGATCATTCTGCACTACGATGACCTCGTCCGACAATGGCTCTTTCTCGTCTTCATTAGGGAAGACCTCCTCCAAATGCTTTAGGTCCATGTGACCGGTATCTCTAGCAATACGTTATGGCTACTATAATGTGGTGTATTGGCCACACTACAGCTGGCTGTGAACCATTAGACTTCGCCAAAGTCAATCACGGGGGAAAGATTATCAACCTAAGTTGAATGTCGTCATGTAGCTTCACTAGTACTACATCTTGAAAATTACCTCTCCATCCATGACCTGTTGCTGGGTATTACTCCTCAATGAAAAGTATGGGCCGGTTATTAATACGGACACCATACCTGTAAAGATATACGAGGACTTTACCTGTTGGCAGCAACTGCATACATGCCATTTCCCACGCCTGCCACCAAAGCCCGAAAGCTTTGGTGGAACCAATAGGAGTCAATTATAAATAAGAGCACCAACCCGGTTCCCAGTTGGTGGTAAAACAT